CCTTTGAGGCTTGGCGAAAGACGCGCATTGATGCCCGCAAGTGGTTGGCGAGCAAGATCAAGCCGAAGCGTTACGGCGACAAGCTCCAGGCCGAGCACAGCGGCCCGGACGGCGGGCCGATTCAGGTGCAGGTCGTGCAGATCGTCGTGACCGGTGTTGAACCGAAAGCGCAGGAAGATGGCGGCTAACGTCGTCACCGTAGACGGCTCGATCCCGGCTAAGTGCCTGCCGGTCTGGACGGCGCCGCGCCGCTACAACGTGCTGCACGGCGGCCGCGGCGGCGGGAAGTCGGTCACCGTGGCGCGCATCCTGGTGCTGCTGGCGGCCACGTCAACTCATCGCGTCATGTGCGCACGCGAGACTCAGGCGTCCATTGCCGAGTCGGTGCATCGGTTGCTGGCCGACGAGATCGGCCGCCTTAAACTCGCGCCGTCGTTCGACGTCACGAAGACGGCGATTAAGCACAAGACGACAGGCAGCGAGTTCGCCTTCGTCGGCCTGCGCGAGCATGGCGTCACGTCGATCAAGTCATACGAAGGCTTCGACCTGTGCTGGGTCGAGGAAGCGCACAGCGTCTCAAAGCGATCGCTGGACATCCTGATTCCGACGCTACGCAAGCCCGGAAGCCGGTTCTACTTCACGTTCAACCCCGAACTGGACACGGATGAGGCATGGGTGCGGTTTGTCGAGCACGGAAAGAACGATTCAGGCGTGCTGACCATCGAGATCAACTGGCGCGACAACCCGTGGTTCCCGGCGGAACTGAACGCCGAGCGCATCCGCTGGAAGGCACGCGACCCCGACACCTACGATTGGGTGTGGGAGGGCAAGCTGCGCGCCGCCGTCGACGGCGCGATCTACGCCAAGGAGGTTGAGGCGATCATCCGCGACGGCCGCGTCGGGCGTGCTCCCTACGATCCGCTGCTCAAGGTTCACACAGTGTGGGATCTCGGCTGGAACGACGCGACTGCGATCGCGCTCGTGCAGCGCATCCCGAGCGGCGAGCTGAGGGTGATCGACTACATCGAGGATTCGCACCGCACGATCGCCGATTACGTGGCCGAACTGGACGCCAAGCGCCTGAATTGGGGCACCGACTTCCTGCCGCACGACGCCCGCGCGAAGAGCCAGCAAACCGGCATCAGCACAGAGGAAATGGTGCAACGCCTGGGCCGGGAGCGCGTGCATGTGCTCGGCGCCGACGACATTGAAGAGGGCATTCGGCTGGCGCGCATGATGCTGCCGCGGGTGTGGATGGACGAGAAGGCGCGCGGGCTGCTGCAGGCCGTGCGCCGATACCGCCGCCGGCGCAATCAGGCGACCGGCACATTCGGCGAGCCAGTCCACGACGACGCCAGCCACGGCTCGGACGTGTTGCGGTACATGGCTGCCGCCGAGCACTTGATGACCAACGCGAACGCTGGAACCCGCCGCCGGCCGGCCGCGGCCGGGTCGCCGATGGCGGTTTGACCGGCGACAACAAGCAATCGAACAGCCTGGCGCAAACTCGCGCGCGTCACCACAACGAAGGAGGAAAGCATGCAATCCAGACCGATGATCATCGCCGCCGCAGTCCTCGCGCTCTCCGGCTGCGCGGCGCCCAGCACTGGCATCGTGAAGATTGCCGACGACACGTACATGTACTCCAAGCAGGACTGGATGGCCTACTCGGGCGGCTCTGTCAAGGCCGACATGTACAAGGAAGCCGGCGAGTTCTGCGCCAAGCAGGGAAAGAAGCTTGTGCCGATCGGCTCAACGTCGCAGGATTACGCCATCGCGCGCTCGTCGGCGTCAGCCGAGATTCAATTCGCCTGCAAGTAGTTCCGCTGCCCGCCATCCCCGTAACGGGGGTGGCATCCTTGCCGCCACTTGGAGGATTCCAACGTGGCGGCAACCCTCGACCCCCGTAAGGCCCATCTGACCCGTTATCACGGCGACATTGCCGCCGTGTACTCGTGGCTCAACGACGAGCGCGCGCTGTTCCTGATTCCGCATCTGCGGCCGGGCGCGCCGTGGTTCGTGGTGCAGGACAACGTGGCCTACGAATGGGACGACAGCGACCCGGCATTTGCGCCGAACGTGGCGCGCAAGGCGGCGCATGCCTGCGAAGTGCTCGGCATCGAGCCGACGCCGCGCAACGCCATGCGCATCGCCTCGATCATCATCGAAGGCATCCCCGACTTGATCCGCATGCCGTCGCGCCAGCCCGATCCGCTTGGCGCCGCGATCGGCGAGGTACAGATCCGCGCCAACGGCGAACTCATCGGTGGCGAGGAAATCCGCCTGCCGGTGGAATCCGGCGTGACGTTCGACACCGACACCAGGGCGGCGGCCGGCAATGCCGCAGTTTGAGCAACGCCGACGCCGGCCACGCATCGGCGAGATCGACTTCCCGCCGGCCCAGCCCGACGACGAAGACGGCCGCGACTGGCCGGAAGCCGAGCGCGACGTGCCCAACGATCCGGATGCAGTTGATCCCGCGGCCGGCTTCGGCCAGCAGTACGATGAGCCGATCGGCGCCACCGTAGACGCTGCCGCCGCGGACGCGCAGGCATCGCTCGACTCGGCCGAGGCGCGCGCCGAGCATCGAAAGCTGCTGGCCTGGTTCTACCGCGAGCGCGACATTCAGGCAGTCAACCGCCTGGAAATGGCGATCGACGCCGACTTCTACGACGGCCACCAATGGGACGAGGACGACGCGCAGCTCGTGCGCAGCCGTGGCCAAATGCCGCTCGTCCACAACGAAGTCGCGGTCATGGCCGACTGGATTATCGGCACCGAGCGCCGCACCCGCGTCGATTGGCGCGTGCTGCCGCGCACCGAGGACGATGTTGAGCTTGCCGACGTGAAAACGAAGGTGCTCAAGTACGTGGCCGACGTGAACCGCGCCGCGTTTGTCCGCAGCCGGGCTTTTACCGATGCGGTCAAGGCTGGCGTCGGCTGGGTCGATGATGGCGTGATCGACGATCCGACGCGCGATCCCGTCTACAGCAAGTACGAGGACTGGCGCAACGTGCTGTGGGACTCGGCGAGCTACGAGCTTGACCTGTCCGATGCCCGCTACCTGTTCCGCTGGCGCTGGGTCGACGAGGACGTGGCGGTGACGTGGTTCCCCGAGCGCGCGGCGCAGATCAAGCGCGCCGCAGAAGAAGATACGCGGATGACCGGCGACCGCTGGGACGAATCCGAGCGGCGCACGGGCGGCGCTGACGGCGATGGCGTCTGGCGCCGCGGCGGGACGGCGAGCGTCGCTGAATCCTCGCAGCAGGATCAAACCCGGCGCCGCGTGCGGCTGATCGAGTGCCAGTATCGCCAGCCCGCCAAGGTGCTGATGGTCGAAGACGGTCCGCTGGCTGGCGCGATCGCCACGCCGCGCGAGGCCAACGGCACGCAGCATCTGAGCGGTGCCGCGCTGGTCGAGCGCACGATGATGCGCGTTCACGTGGCCGTGTTCACCGAATCGGACCTGATCTCGATGGGGCCGAGCATCTTCCGGCACAACCGGTTCAGCCTCACACCGATTTGGTTCTACCGCGACGGCCGCCAGCGCCTGCCCTACGGCGCTATCCGCAGGGCGCGCGACGTGCAGCAGGATCTGAACAAGCGCGCCAGCAAGGCGCTGTTCATCGCCAGCAGCAATCAGCTGTTCATGGAAGAGGGCGCAACGGACGACATTGAATCCGTGCGCGAAGAGGCGCGGCGCCCGGATGGCGTGATGGTCGGCAAGAAGGGATACCGCCTGGAGCGCTCCCGCGACGAGTCGCAGTTGGAGGCGCAACTCAAATTCATGCAGTTGGGCGCGAACACGATCCAGCGCACGGTGGGAGTCGCCGACGAAAACCTCGGCCGGCAGACCAACGCGGTCAGCGGTGAGGCGATCAAGGCCCGCCAGTTGCAAGGCTCTGTCGTCACCACCGAACCGTTCGATAACCTGCGACTGGCAACCCAGGAGCAGGGAGAAAAGCGCCTGTCGCTGGTCGAGCAGTTCTACAGCGCGCCCAAGGTGGCGCGCCTGACCGGCGCCCGGGGCGCTATCGAGTGGGTGAAGGTGAACCAGCCCGAGGTCCAGCCCGACGGCAGCGTGCGCTTTCTGAACGACATTACCGCCAGCCTCGCCGATTTCGTGGTCGCGGAAGCCGACTACGCCGGCACCATGCGCAACGTGCTGTTCGAGCAGATGGCGGCGATGGCGGCCAAGATGCCGCCCGACGTGGCGCTGCGCTTGATGACCGTGGCGATGGAGTTCAGCGACTTGCCGAACAAGGATCAGATCGCCGCAGAGTTCCGGGCGATCACTGGTGCGCCAGACCCCAGCAAAGAGCCGACGCCGGAAGAACAGCAGAAGCAGGCTGAGGCGCAGAAGCAGCAGGCCGAGGCGCTCGAGATTCAGCGCCAGTCCGCGCTGGCGGCGCTGGCCGAGCAGCAGGCAAAGGCGCGCGAACTCAACGCGCGTGCCGCCGTCGCTGAGGCTCAGGCGCGTGGGGCCGGAGCGGGCGCCGAAGTGCAACAAGCGAACGATGCCGCCGTCGCCGAAGTGAGGCGCCAAGCCGACGCGGAGATCGAGCGCCTGTCCGGCGAACTGTTGCGCCTGCGTTCTGGCAACGATGCCGCCATCGAAGGCGCGCGCATCGACGCCGCCGCCAAAGAGCGGGTGGCAGAGATTCAGGCCGACAGCAACGGCCGGATGGCAGCGCTCCAGCAGCGGGTTGCCGACCTCGAAGCTTCCGTAACGGGGGTGGCACAGTCCGCCACGGCACGTCCCACAACCCAACCGCAAGGAGCAAGCGCATGAGTGCTACCGCACAAGACACCCCGCAAGACGAAGGCATGGACCCGCACGCGCTGGCGACGCTATCGCCGGAAGAGCGCGAGGCCCTGGCCATCGAGCTTGACGACGAGGACGAGCCGCAGGGCGGCGAAGATGACGCCGACGAAGACGCCGACGGCGCTGATGAACAGGCTGGCGCCGATGCCGAGGCTGCCGATGAAAAGCCTGCCGACACGCCGGCTGCCGATGCCGCTCCTGAACCGGAACCGGCTCCGGCACTAGCCACCGCCAAACAGCCGGACGCTCCGGCTTTCAAGGCCGATCTGCCGGAGGACTTCGAAGCACAGGTCAAGACGTTGCGCGATGACGCCGCGGCGCTGCGCAAGCGACTGGCCGATGGGGAGATCGACGTAGCCGAGTTCTCCGAGCAGCAAGAGGCGATTTTCGATAGGCGCGCCAACCTTGACGCCCTGCGCGTCAAGGCCGAAGTCGCGGCAGAACTCAGCAAGCAGACCGGTGAGCAGTCGGCGCGCACGCAATGGGTGAACACGGTCAACGCCTTCGTCGCGGCAACGGCGGCAGCCGGCGACATCGACTACGGCAAGGACGCCGACAAAGCGCAGCAACTGGATGCGTTTGTGCGAGCGCTCGGCAATGATCCGCGCCACAACGACAAGCCGATGGACTGGTTCATGAAAGAGGCGCACCGCATGGTCCGCGCCTACGCGGGCCTGCCGCCAGTTCACGATGGGGCCAAGCCGCCGAGCGGCGACGCACCGCCGGCGGGTGACAAGGCCAAGGCTGCCGTCAAGGCCGCCGTTGCCAAGCGCAAGCCGCCGCTGGCCGATGCCCCGAAAAATATCGCGCATGTTGCCGGCGGCCCAGGCCCCGGCGACGTAGGCGACCCGGGCGAGTTCGCGCACCTGGATCGTCTGTCCGGCGAAAAGCTGGAAGACGCGATGGGACGCATGACGCCGGCCCAGCGCGAGCGTTATCTCGCAGCCTGAGCACTGCCAGAGCAATGCCAGACACAGCGCACCACCACAGATACATCGACGTGCGGCCCGGCGACAGGGTGGACGTTTCCGGGCCGGCGACGATCGAGGTCGTGCATAAGAGCGGCACGGCGGCGCGCCTCATGGTGGCCGCCAGCGCCGCAGTTTTAATCAATCACGTCAGGCAGGGCATGCCCGCTCCCGTACCGGGGGTGGAATACTGCGACACATAGCCGGGCATCGTGTTCGGTTTGGATCGTGAGCGCATGAGTGCTCCGAGGGTGATGCAAGTTCACTTTCAGGAGATTCGCAATGGCTCGAACGATCTTCGGGGTCGGAGACCCCAAAGCAGTCAAGAAGTGGTCTGGCGCGCTGTCTTACGACGCCAGCCAGAAATCCTATTTCCAGCCCCGCTTCATGGGGCGCGGCGAAACCGCAGAAACCCCGATCCAGATCCACACCGACCTTGAGGCCGATGCCGGCGAACAGATCACCTACGATCTGCTCGCTGAAATGCGCATGGCTCCGGTCGAGGGCGAGGACACGCTGGAGGGCAAGGAAGAGGCCCAGCGGTACTTCACCGATCAGATCTGGATCGATCAGGCGCGGTGCGGTGTCAACACCGGCGGCCGGATGACCCGCAAGCGCACGCTGCACAAGCTGCGCGAGAAGGCCAAGATGCAACAGTCGTCTTGGTGGGGCCGATTCCAGGACGAACTGCTGTTCGTCTACGGCGCCGGCCTCCGCGGGGTGAACGACAACTTCATCATCCCGGCCGTGTACTCGGGCCGCGCGAACAACCCGCTGCAGGCGATCGACACCGCGCACATGGTCTATCCGGGCGCGGTCACCGCGTTCAACAACCTGACGAGCGGCGACAAGATGGGCTTGGTCACTATCGACAAGGCCGTCGTGCGCGCGCAGACCCAGGGCGGCGGCGCGACCGACATCCCGGTGCTGCAACCCTGCAAGCTCGACGGCGCCGAGTGCTACGTCCTCGTCATGCATACGTGGCAAGAAGATGATCTGCGCAAGGAAACCGGTGAGGCCGGCTGGCTACAAATCCAGAAAGCGGCGGCCGGCGCCGAGGGGCGGGCATCTTCGCTCTTCAAGAACGCGCTCGGCATGTACCGCGGCGTGGTCCTGCACAGCCATCGCAACGTGATCCGCTACAGCAACGCCGGTGCCGGCGCCAACGTGGCCGGCGCGCGGGCGCTCTTCATGGGTGCGCAGGCGATGGTCGTGGCTTTCGGCAGCCCGGGCACCGGAATGCGGTTCCAGTGGAACGAGGAAACGCGCGACAACGGCGACAAGGTGGTGATCACGTCGTCTTCGATCTTCGGCTGCAAGGCGACGCAGTTCACTATCGGCGGCACCAGCCAGCGCTTCGGCATGTTCGCAATCGACGCCGCCGCGGCGGCGCGGTAACAGCCGCCTCTGCGCGGTAACAGGAGAAACAGATGCCTTTCACCAA